TGAATTACTGGATTTTATGTCAAGTTGTGCAACACTTGGCGTACCACCAATTCCAACTTTACCTGAAGAATCAATACGCAATGCTTCAGAACCGCCTGTTGTAAACTGTAAAGTATCAGCACCACTACTGAACATACCTGTATTTGTATCGCCATTAAATGTAAAGTTAGGAAATGTGGATGATCCCAAACCTGCAACTTGCACAACCCCTGTAGAACCTGCAATTTGATATAATCTTAAAACTTCTGCACTACCACCAACAAATCTCCATTGATTATCAGTTACAAATCCAAAAAATGTATCTGTATCTCCTGCGTGTTTTACATTTGCAGTTATTGTAAAATCAGCACCATCAACAGCTAAATTACCACCAACAGTTACATTTTCATTAAAGGTTGCTCTACCTGCATTTGACATATCAAGGGTAAGAGCAGTTACTTCTGAACCACCATCATTACCTTTAAATATTAAATCTGCATCTGAAACTGCTGATTTGACTACTAAATTTGTAGAAGAATCTAAAAATCTTCCTACTTCAGTTCCACCATTATTAAATACAATATCACCACCATCAGCATCAAGGATAATATCTCCTGCTACATCAAGGGTAAAATTACCAGTATCAACATCTATTTCTCCATGAGAACCATTGTGAGAAATTTCTAATTCGTTTGATGCTCCTGTTCTTAATTTACCTGAGTTAGAAGCAGTACTTATATTTCCATTAGCTTCAATAAAACTTCCTGAAACTATACTAGAATTAAATGTTGCCTTACCTGCATTTGACATATCAAGGGTAAGGGCAGTTATACTTGAACCACCATCTTCACCTTTAAAAATTATATCTTTATCATTTACAGATGATTTAATAACAAAGTCATTAGATGAATTTTCAATTCTTCCAATTTGTGTACCGCCATCGTGAAACTTCCATTTACCACCATCTGAATCAAGTTCTATTTCTCCACCAACATCTAGTGTTAGATCACCTGCATCAGAAATAGTAGAACCATTAATTGTTATATCATCTACTGTAAGGGTTGTAAGTGTTCCAAGACTTGTGATGTTTGGTTGTGCAGCACCTGTAACTGTTGCTGCTGTTCCTGACACATTCCCTGTTACATTACCTGTTACATCTCCTTCTAAGTTAGAGACCAAAGTGCCAACCGCATATCCTGTTCCAGCAGTGTTTACTGTAGTTGTTGGCTCGGCTTGTAAATCTTTAAATAGTTTAAATTTGCCACTATCGGATGCATCTCTAAATAACCCTGCATATAAATCTTGAGAGCCTGAAGTGTCATACAGACCATAAAAACCAATATCAACACTATCAGCACCACTATTAGCTCTTGCAAGTTTTATAAGAGGGTCTTCTACTTCTAAAGTTTCGGTATTTACTGTGGTTGTTGTTCCGTTAACTGTTAGATTGCCTGCAATAGTTACATTGTCTGGCAAACCAATCGTTACGCTTGCTGTTTCACTTCCTGATCCTGAAACCTCAATCTCGTTAGTTGTTCCTGCAACTGTAGCTACATAATTGCCTGTAGTATCTGTGCCAAGAGCTACGCTGTTTGCAGCTATTGTTGTTGATAAAGTTATATCGCCTGTACCATCAAAATTGACACCTGAAGCAGTTACATCGCCTGACAATGCTATTGATCTTGCAGTAGCTAGAGCAGTTGCAGTATCAGCTACAACGCCTGATAGATTATTTATAAATGTGTTTGTAACTCTTGCATCAATAGCTGAATTTGCTCTTGCATCTGTAAAGTAAAGATTAGACGAGCCTTCTGATAGATCGTCTGTATCGCCAGACAATCCACTTATAACTGGTGGTGTATAAGTAAATACACCTGTTGAACTGTTGTAAGCAATAGCACCATTACCACTTGCTGATCCTTCTGATCCTATGCTCAATGATCCTCTAGCTCTTGCATTTGTAAAATAAAGATTGCTTGAACCCTCACCAATATCATCGCTATCAAAAGTATGTGATCCGCCCAAAGTTATAGCTTGAGAGTTTATGGTCACGCTTGAATTTGCAAGCTTGCTGTTTGCAATAGAGCCACCCAGCATAGCATTTGTAATACCACTTGCTTTAACCCTTAATGCATCTGAATTTATTTCTATGGATGAATCATCAACACTTACTGCTAAAGTAACATCACCTGAAGTTCCGCCACCTGTAAGACCATCACCTGCGACAACGCTTGTTATATCAGCAGAATTAGTGTTTGCAATTGTTAATGTACCTGCTGCATCGTCATAAGTAAGACTAATACCGCTTCCTGCTGTAAGCAAAGAATTTACCTGATCGTCAACTCTTTCATTGGTGAAATACTTATTGCTTGAACCCTCGCTTACAGAATCACTATTGAATGATATGTTTGCTGTACCATCAAAGCTAACACCATTTATTGTTCTTGCTGTTGCTAATGCAGTTGCAGTAGCACTATTGCCAGTTATATTGCCTGTAAAACTATTATCTGTTGTAAGACTAATACCTGTTGTTACCCATGCATCATTAGCAGCATTTCTTATTTTTAGAGTATTAGTTGATGTATCTATCCATATTTGTCTAGCAAAAGTTGTACTTGGTGACGATGCATTACTATTATTTGTAACAATAGCCAATAAAGCATTGTTTAAGTCTGCTCTAAATTCGCTTCCAATTTGGTTAGCTATGTTGTAATCATGTGTTGCCATACTTTGTCCTCTTTATTATTGTAGTTTATATCTAAAGTGTTTGAAATATAAACTCATGCATTAACCTCATCAATACCGAATATTTGCCAAGTAAAGTAAATATTTAGATCATCTAGGGTTACAGTTTTTTTATACCAATCTATTATTTGTTGCTCGGTAATATCTTTTAATAATATAAAATCAGGTGGTAAATCATTATCTCGCAAACTATAAACACCTTCTAGTTGTGAATACATTTTTTCAGTATGTGTTTTTTTGCTATCTATAACATCAACACCTGTTACTTCGATACAAACTTGTCTAACTATTTGTGTATCATCATCAATGCTTTTTGGCATTGTTTTCATGCTGTTGTACTTGTAACTATAATCAAAATTATGTATTGGCATCAAATCTCCGAGAATCTATAAAAACCATATTGAACATTACTTAATTGTTTATTGTTGCCATCGCCTTGAGCTAGTACATATAACCTCAATGTTCTACTTGTATTGCTTACTTTTCTAACAATAAAATCTTTTTGCACCATTTCATTAGTACTATCGAATCTATCTATTGCTGAAAAGAATTGTGTTTGTCCAGAATGATATTGAGCAGAACCTTCGTCTGCTGTAGGTATTGTTGGGCTTGATCCATCAGTATAACCAAAATCATCTCTTAGCTCAAAACTTGAACCTGTGCCAAAAGTACCATCACCTGCAACAATAGATAATGTTTTTACCTGACCATTACCACCAAAAATTCTACAATAAATATGATATATGCCTGACGCTGTACCTAAGTCAGCAACCTTTTTAAGTCGCATAACATTATTTTGGAATGATCCTATTGATGCACCTGAAACAGTATCAGCAGTAAAGTCAAGAGCCAAGTCTGTAACATTTAATCTATCAGCAGTTATTGTGGCTGCTTGTATATCACCTGCTTTTATTGGCTCATCTGCAACAGTAAAAGTTAAATCAGTTGATTCTGATTCTGTTCCAATCGTATTTATTGTAGTTACAGAAGCTACATAGTTTGATGCTTTTTTGATAAAGTTAAGATCAATTTTTGTATCATTAACAATTCTGTTATGAACTTCGTTGCCACTCGAATCAACAATCGCAACTCTAAATTCTTTGGATGGATAAGTTGTAGGATTGCTCCAAGACAAGAATGGTCTTCCTGTAGAACTTGCATTTGTGTCAGTAAAAGCCAAAGAAGTAACTTTTGCTGTCTCTGTGCCAGTTGGTAAAAGTGTTTCATCGCCTACATTTTCTGTGGTTGTGCTTGCTTGCCAAGAGTAAATGTCTATGTATTCAAGCATCTGAACTGACACTAACCCATTGCTTAATAAGTCGATACTTTCCACTCTATATAAAGCACTAGATAAATTATAAGGAGAGTAAGTTATGTCTACAATATCCCCTGCTGTTAAGTTTAGAAGTATTGGAGTACCAATAAAAGCAATAGTTTTTTGATTTCTACTTCTTAATATAGCAGCTTTTGCCATATTATAAGCATTGTAAGGATTTGTAATAAATGGAAGTTCAATAACAGTTTCTAATTCTTCACCACCATCATCATTAGCAAAAGTTGTAGTATTATCATTTTGCAATACAACTCTAGTATCTGCTTCATATTTCTTTTGTGCATTAAAAAATTTTGCAACAGCTTTATTAAGTTTGTTTGCTTTATCTTCATATTTAATTTTAATACCACTATTTATAATATGATCTTTGTTAATACTAAATGTTGATGAGCCTGTATCCTCAATCAAAACACTATACTTACCATCAATGTAGTTTAAAAAACCACGCATATTACTAAGTAAGTCTCTTGCATTTTCCAAAACAGTTTCATTGGTATCTACAACGCCATCGCACATAAATCTTCTTGTTTCTGTAAGAATAGAACCTGATTCATCTTCATACATAAACTTACCAACAGCACTAGCACCACCATTTCCTGTATCAGAACTATTTGCTTTGGCTTCTGTAAGATCAAGGTTAGTTGCTTCAAAGGTAAAAGTATTTGCATCTGCAACTGAGGTTATAACATAAAGTTTGTTTAAAACTGTAGCTGTTATGTTGCCACCCAAAGAAGCAGCACCAGAAAATAAAACTTTATCGTCAACGCTTGCTCCATGAGAACTGCAAGTTACAGTAATGGTTGCATCGTCATTTGTAGCTGAAAAAGTAACACTTTTGCTTATTTTTTCAGGAGGCGTGCTATCTGTATAAATCCTAAATTTTGTATTACTTGTATGTGGCGTAAATCTCTGTGGATCAATAACATTAGCTTTATCAAGAATAATTGTTCCGCCACTATCCTTTATACTTATTAACTCTCCACCTTTGACCTTTTTCCAAGTATCTTTATTTACTTCTACAAAGTTTTGACCGAGTACTGTTGTAAAAGTAGCAGAAGAATATGAACCACTATAATCAGGCACATCAACAACTGTATCTGCTGTATTTGCTGCTGCTTGAAATGATTGTAAATCTATTAAAGATGAACCCAAGCCTTTACCATAATCTCCATGCATATAATCTAACAAACATAAAGCACCATTATTTGACCACTCGTAGGTACTAGGATCATCTATTCTATGCGATCCAGTACCACCTGTTATTGAGCCATCTAGTCTTGGATCATAAAGCTTTCTACCTTTTACAACTACAGTCAATTCAGGAACAGAAGTAAACATGCCTCTAGCATCATATTGAAAAGATGAAGCAATATAAGCAATACCTTTTAATTTATGAAAGCTTGAAAATTTTGCAGGTTGTGAAGCTGCAAGCATAGGATCAACAACTTGATCGTCTGCTCCGTGATGAGCATTAAAAACCATTCTATAAATTGCTGTAGGATCGCTACCTGATCTTCCATCATATCTTGGCGCTACGCTGTGAGTGCCAATTTGACTTGCAGTATTTAATGATCCTGCACCACTAGATATTTTGTCTGATCCTGTATAAAAACCATCTCTAAAAACTGAAGTATCAGATAAAGGCACTCCATTAATTTCTATAGTATCTAATTCAATGGAATCAACCTCGCCCAAACATAAACCATAAATAACAAACAATTCTTTTGAGTTACCTGCATCCGTGTCCATATAAAGCAGAGTTGAGCCAACTCTTCTTCGTCCATAGATAATTGGTATTTTGCCACCCTCTGCTGTTTTAGTAGCTAATATATCTTGCCCTTGATCTTTGAGTTTTTGTATAGTTCTATAATTTTTTACACCTGTTACAACTGTTACTATGCTAAAAACAATATTAAAAGCTTTTCCTAAAATCTCTTTAGCAGCAGCTTCTAATAATGGCATTTAACTTCCCCACCTAATATTGGCTTTTGTAATATGTGCATACTCTAAACCTCTATCATTTATATCTATTAGTCTTTGTGAGTTATCAGTAAAGTGCCTTCCCTTTTTTAAGTTCCAATTAGACCAATGATTAGAGCAAGTTACAGTAATTTTAGACTCTGAATTTGATTCATTTACTTCTACATTTTTTATGTTGCCTGAAAAGTATGTAAGTGCATCAATAAAAGTTTCGTTGCTGTCAAAAAAACCAAGATAAATGTTGACTGTGTTATCAATATAGTTTTGATCGTCAAATACTGATATTAAGGTTGAATTTATATTTGATAATTCTATAGATGTTTCTTCAACTTTTAACTCGCCTGTTTCAGGTGTTGTGCTAACTGATATTATTTCGCCTGAAGACGTGTAAGTATTTGAATCGTAAGTCACATCAAACTGATTATCAGTTAATCTAAAAACTGTTGATGTATTTATTTCAAGTAAAAAACAAAATGTATTAGTAGGATTTGCTAGTTGCGTAATTAAAGATGAGCTTAAATTTCTTGACATTACTCAATGCACTCTCGCAATGAAAAGTTTATAGCAAAAAATCCTGAAGTATCTGTTGCATATAGAATATCACCATTCAAATAAACTTTAAAATTAGGTTGATCTACTGTTACAGCTTCACTATTTGCAAGTGATGATATTATACTTGGCTCTATAGTTACTGTAGCATTACCACTTCCGTCTGAGGATGGATTTACTGGTGGATCAGAATTATCCTTTGTAACCATATACACTTTATCGTGATTTGCAAACTTAATAACATCACCTGCTTTTAAAACATCTGTTGTCGAATTATCAAATCCTGATAATGCAATAGTGTTATCGCCAACACTATGAGAACCATTAACTACTATATCTGTTTGTGTTCTATTTGCACCTCTGTTTGTGATTGGATATTGGTAATCAAATTTATCAAAAGAGTTTTGCTGTTTTTTAAGAAAAGCAAAAACATCCATTGCATCATCTTTTGATAAAGGTGGTAAGGTAATATCCAAAGTAAAAAATTGTGATCCATATTTTCTTGTAACTCTTTTACCTGATACAGATTGATTTATTAAATTTGGTCTATTGTCTTGAAGTGATAAGCTACTAGGTTTTATCGTTGTTGGAAAAGTGCCTGACATTATACTACTCCCATTTTACCTCTTGAGTTATAAGCTTGATTAACCATGCTTATAATCATATTTTTTCTTGTAGCAAGCAGTTCATCAAAACCTGCTGCATCTACTGTAGATATGTTAAAGTTTACGGTAGCACCCATGCCTTGTCCTTTTGTATGATCTATAACTGTTTCGTTTGGATGTAATATTGCAGGAAAGCCACCTCTACCATCTAAACCACCTGCTCTAACGCCATACCCTGTAAAGCCACCACCCTCATTGTTCATTATATCTAAGCCACCACTAGATTTATCTTTTTTACCTAATTTAAAGAAACCACCAAAGCTTTCAAACATTCTATCCAAAATAAGTTTTTGTATCGCAATTCTAATTAACTCATCAACAACTGCTGTTGCAAAATCTTTAAAACTAGCCTTACCATTTTTAAGAAAATCCATAGTTAGACTTGTCAAGCCATCATAACTTTTCTTAAAAACTCCCTGCAATTCTTCTTGCATAGTTTTTATTGATGTAAAGAAGTCTTTATAACCTTTTTCTGCATCTGCAAAAAATTGTTCTAATGCAGATGGTATACCAAAACCTGTTTCACCATCTTCTTCTTTTGCGTTAGGATCACGACCAAGCAATAAATCCATTACTGATCTTCTTTTTACTTTTTCAAAGACTTTATCTTGGAGCTTATTTATTTTTGTTATAGTTTGATCTATAGCTTTTTCTAAGTTTCCATCTTCAGATACTATATCACCAAGTAAATTTATTTTTGGTAAATTACCAATTCCAAGTTTATCCTTTAGTTTTTTTGGTAATTTATCAACAACTGCATTAATCATATCTATAGCTTCATTCATTTGCGTAAAAATAAAATTAGCTGCGTTTCTAAAACCTTGACGTAGTGGTGTTAAAAAACCATCTTTAATACCCTGAAACAACGACAGAAATGCTAATAACTTTTTTAATGTTGATATTTTTACATCATTAGCAATAATTTTAAATCCATGTATAAGTTCATCTCTAAAAACATAAAAAGCTGCTAAAGCTGTTGCTGCTGTAATAGCAAAAAAAGTTAGTGGATTTGCAAGTCCAAAGGCTATCATTGCCTTTGTAGCTTTTATTGTTGCAATTGTTATCAAACCTAATGCTGGTATTAAAATTACATCCATATTATTTGCTACCTTTGACACGATGCTTGCAGTCCCAGAAAAACCATCTGTAAGTTCTTCAATATCACCAATCATAAATTGAAAATTATTACGTAAAGCAACGCCAGCTTGCCCTAATGTCATGGGCATTTCTTTTATCAATTCATTAGTTTCTTCAAACCCCTTTATAAGAATTGGCATTACAACTTCTGCTGTTAATTTACCAGCATGACCGAACTCTCTTAGTTCACCAACAGTCATGTTCAAACCATCAGCGAGCATCTTAGTCAAAATGGTGTTGTTTTCCATAACTGATCTAAGCTCGTCACCTCTTAGTGTTCCAGAAGCCAAACCCTGTGCTAACTGTCTTGCAGAGTTATTTGCTTCTTGAGCATGCGAACCAGCAATAATAAAAGTATTTGCAACCATCTGTGTTGCTTTGGCTACATCTAACTGTGTAGCTCCTAGATGTTCTGTGGCTAAGGATAATCTTGTAAATAACATAGCAACAGCATCAAAATCAGACCTAGACTCAATAGCAATTCTTTTCATGTGATCCATTGCTTTAGCAGTCTCTTCTACTGATCCTGTAAATGCCTGCATCCTGTTACGGACACCTATCATAACATTACCAGCTTCTACAATTTCTCTAATACTAAAAGCACCAATAATGGTGTTTCTAAGTGTCTTTAATGATTGGTTAGCTTTTTTAGTGCTTTTGCTAAAGCTATTGAAAGCCTTTTTAGACTTGTCATTACCAAATATATTAAAATGTATGTCTGACTTAGTTAGTGCTGCCACTTCTTTCTTCCTTTATTTCATGATAAGCAAGCCATCCTTGAAACTCCTCTACAGTCATTCTTTCGATTTCGTATAAAGTCTTTCCTAGCTTTTCAGCTAATGCATATTTTATGTATAGCTGCTCATCTTTTATTACTTTTTTTTAACTTCTTCCTGTGAAACATTATTCATCATCTCAGTAGAAATTCTAATCAATACATCTCTATCTACCCTCTCCAATAAGGTTTGCTTATCGGCAATAGTAAACAACTTTTCACCAGCTTCATCTAGTGCTTTGTAAATTAATACATAAGCTAGAAGCTGTACATCATCATCTTTTGCTAATCTCATAAATTTAGAAGTCTCTGAAAGAGTTATGGGTTTGCAGTAAATCTTTAGCGGATTATCTTCATCCTCACCCCATTCAGGGACTTCTATAATTCTTGTATCAAGACTATCAAAATGTTTTTTTGCGTTATCTATTGCTGACATGATTAATAAGTAGTAGTTGTTAAGCCACCTGTTCCCTGAACAGTAATGCTTGACTCTACTAAACCATCAAAAGATGCTGATACAGATTTTCCAGTCACAAGAGCAGTACCAGTAATTTTTACTGCTCCGCTTCCTGTGCCTTCAGGAGCAAAATTAAGTGTTACAGATGATCCTACAGATAAAGCTGTTTGTCCGTTTGCATCGGTATCATCATATAAAACATCAACTGAGCCACTAAAATCCTTAATAGAAACCAAGTAAGTCTTTGATGCATCACCCATGCTTGTATCTTCTACAACATCGGTTGTTTCATCAATACTATAACTTCTTATCTCAGCTATATCGTTACTTCCAACTTGAACAGTACCGCCTTTTCCTAAAAATGTTGCCATAGTTATTCCTCGTTTTTAGTTTTAGAAGAAGATTTAACTTTATCTTTCGATAGGATTGCTTCTTCTTTCCAACCCTTACTCTTTAAATACTCTACACTATCAGGGTGAGCATCTATAGAACTTTTGCCATTTGGACTAATTAATTTCATAATTTTCCTCGTTAAACTGCCACATCAGGATTAGTTTCCTTGACATGATAAGTTGTTAAAAATGTAAGCGAAACATAGCCCATAGGCTGTTCGCCTTCCGCATTGAACTCTATTTCTGTTGATTCTAAAAAAGTATCTTTTGCAAGACCACCTAATGTAGTATCAGCAGCAATAGCTTCTTCAACTTCTTTGCATATTGTATCAATTATATCATCAAAATTAGTAGTGCCTTTAGCATAACCTTCTACAACCACGCTTAAATCTCTTTGCATAACTCTATCAGTATGCATTACCAATGGCTCTGATGTTTCTGATTTTGTGTAAATTACCAATGCTGGAAGAGTATCTAATGGATAAACTCTTGACTCATGCACTCTTGTTCCTGTTGTTGTTAAATTATTTAGATTAGTGCCAAAGTATTCTCTTATTTGTTGTCTTACATGATTAGCCATTACACTTCCTCAAGAATAAGAGATGAAAAACCTGTGCGATCTTTTTGTACATTGACAATAGTATAGTTTTGAGCAGCTTTAAGTGTATTACCGTTTACATCTTTTATAGCTTCAACATTTAATGTATCTCCAAAAGATGCGTTTGGAACATCGACACTTCTAGCATGAGCAGTTGGCTTCAAAGCCTCTAATCCAATTCCTTCATCTTGTAATATATATTCATTATTTAATATTATGCTTATAGATTTAGAAGTGCCTCCTCTTGTATAGGTTGCGCCTACACCATGCCCAAAATCTTTATCTAAATAATTAAGCATATCCGCCTCTGTTTCTAATCTATATTGACTCATTGTTTTTGTAAAACTAATGAGACCAAGCCTGTATTATCAGGCTCAACTATTTTTACTAAAAATGTAGTTGCTGCAACAAGTGTATTACCCTGATCTGTTGTTATAGCATCTACTCTTAATTCATCATTTTCTGATATAAATGGAACGTCTGTAGCTTTCACTACTGCTCTTGGCTCAAATCCATCCACATCAACAGTACCGCCACCGATACCAAAATATTCCTGATCTATAATTAAATTTATTATTTTAGTAGCACCATCATCAATAAAGCTCATAGTATCTATTAATGGAAAATCATCAAAGAAGTTCTGCTGTTTTTCAATAAAAGTACCTGTAACACCATGACCTGTTGTGGCTTCTACATAGCTTGAAAAATCAGCAGCACTCTCTAATGGCATTATTTTTTACTTCTTTTTTTAGGTTTAGGAGTTTCAGATTTTTCTAATCCTACGCTTCTATTAGTTTCTTTTTTTGGCTTGCCTTTGTATTCTTCAGCTTTACCATAACCAACCAATGATCTACCTTCATCAATAGGTAATTCAACAACATCACCTGCTTTAACTTTTTCTTTGTTTGCAACTGTATCTGCAAGTATTAAATATTTCATAGTTCCTCTCTTAAAAGCGGAGGGCATTAAGCCCTCCGTGTTTTTGGTGCTTAAAACCATTTATTATGATGCAGCACAGAATGAGACAGCATGCCTCACAGCTACGTCAACTGATTGTAAAGCCACAACTCTAACTGTACCTGAAGTTGAATTGCTATAAGGATCAACTAAAATATCTAACCCTCCAAACATTCCAATAAGTAAGTCATTGAAGTTACCAAAGACGTAATTGTTAGCTGTAAGCTGTGGTGAAACAACAGCTCTATAGCCATTAATTTCATCGTTTGCAGCTACGAATTGCGCAGTATTGGTTGCTTTCTCAGTAGTTTTAAGTGTGCCATAGTTTGATGGATGTACTATGTAAGCTAAGTCGCCTAGTAGTGCATTATCAACTCTAACAGCAGTTTCCATTGAAACCATCTCAGCAAAAGTAGGAGCAGCAGCACTTGAAAGTGATACTGAGTTAATTCCTGAAGTGTTAGTAATACCTGTTGGATTACCTGAACTTCCAGAACCTTCTAATGCAGCGTCATCAATAGCAATAGCCATTGAAGCAGCTAGATCGTTTCTGATTAAGTTTTCTACATCTAATGATGATTGGATCATAAGTTGTCTAGTAACGTCTGTAAAAGCTCCAAGAGACTTAGGACTCATAGAGACTGAACCAACTGTGAACTCACTTTCACCAGCAGCTCCGCCTTCTGAACTAATAAACGCAGCAGTTGATGCAGCAGTTTTTCTTGGGATTTTTACATCGCCAGACAGACCATTTAGCATAGTTGCTAGTGGCATGACAGCAGAATTATTACGTAAGACATCTATAAAATCGCCTGCACGATAGTCTTGACCAATAAGGTCACCATCTGATCCAGCACTTAAATCTCTCTGACTCCAATTTCTTAGAACTTCAGATGGCAACATTACTCCTTGAGCAGTTTGCCCGTATGATCTTTGTGCTGCTTCAGAAGCTTCAAATTCAAATCTAGCATTTTCTTGAGCTTTCCTATCAGTAGGATTTGC